TCATATGAAAATAACCCAACCGTAACCCAACCGGAAAATAAATAAAGCGGGATTTGCTCCCGCTCTTTTAATTTCAAATTCCACTTGTTTATCAGCTATAACCTGCTTGAAGTTCATATAATTATAAAGCAACTGTTCTGTTTTCTGAAAAGCAGTCTGTTTATTGTTTTTCATGAACCCCTGCTTCCTCAATTCAATTAATAGTTCCTGAACAACATCTATTAAATTTTCTTTCATAAAATCATCCTTTCTTATCCTGGTTCAACATGGTTCAAGATTGGTTCAAGATGATTTTTACATCTTGAACCCCTTCAAAGCTTTATATATCAATGGTTACAAAGTTTTTGGTTCAAGATGTTCAAGATGTATGCTTATATACTTTTATTATTTAGATATATATTTATTTGTTTTAAGTATTTAATTAAAAAAAATGTAATATATAAAGAACTTTCATTTTATCTTGAACCATCTTGAACCGCACCCCTTAAACCCTTGCTGTTACTATGTTTGATACGGTTCAAGATGTCTTGTTTACATCTTGAACCCATCTTGAACTTTTGCCTTCATCTTGAACCGTTTATGCTTTTCATCAAAAGCACCCATATGCCATCTGTTATCCAATTCCTTTTCACCCCGCTTGTGCAAGTCCAGTACCGCTCAAAATGAGCGCCACTGGCTATATACGTAAAATTCGCCCGGCTCAATTTTGAGCTCGGCAGATTCTTCCAAAGTATTCAATAAACGTCCTCAAATTTGAGGGCAAAAGTTTCTCCGCAAATTTGCGGCCTTCATATTTCCCGTTTAAGCCTATTCTAAAACGCCGCTAAGGTATTTGTACCTAGACATTCTCCCAGGTTTAACCTTCCCCTGGTTCTGTTGGTTTACAGTTAAATGTAACCTAACCGAGCAGCCACCTTTCTAATAAGATTATCTCTGGCAGATTGTGCATCCCTCACATGACAACCGGCAACGCTAGCCGCGTCCGCTAGACTAACTCCCCGGTAGTAGTGGTGGAAAAGTATTATTGCCTCTAACCAGGTTAATTCTATGCTGCCGATCAGGTTTAAAAACTTTTGCACCTTTGCTATTTCTTCGCTATTCTGAAGCACCCACCGTTCCGGTTGGCTAGTACCCGGTGAACGCCCGCGATTCTTGCTCACTTGTATAACGCCGCCAGATGTCGTAGGCCCAATGTTGGCCTTTTTTGCTCGTAATAGTTTCTCCAGACCAGCAGCCGCTATGAGCAAAAGTTCTGCGTCCTGGTGCCAGGTCGGGCATGTCACCTTTTTCATGCTCTCGCGCCTCCCTTAGTTTCGCAAGTCCCAGCTTTGTGTTACCACTATGACCAATCGCCGTCCGGATCACTTGCTCCACCGTAGGCCTGGGAATCTCGTCCGGCATAGAGAGGCCAAAAGTAAGTGCTATGCTAACCCGTGCCAATGGTGGAAGGTCCGCTGTCGCCTGGATCAACCATTCTTTTTCCTGCTCTAGAGCAATACGGTTAACTACTTCGCTTTCAATATCTGTGGGGTCTTCATGAACGCTCTCAAATAATTCTGAATTGCTTTCGTCTTCATACAGCTGGGCATCAATTGAAACATGATCGTCTACCATGCGTGCCAGTTTTAAATATTTCTCCACGCGCTCCACTGGCCACCCAAGATCTTTAGCCAGGTCACTTTCAGGGATATAGTGCTTTCCCTGTTTCTGCCGCGCTTCATCCATAATATTTCTTAATTGAAATAGCTGATTCCATGCAGCAGGACTTGATAAATGTACCAAAGACGCTTTACGGAACAGGTCTTCAAAACGGTTCTGTATTACTCTTGTGAGGTAGGCTCTAAACGGTATGCTATTAGCAGCTGCACTTGACTTAGGATATTCCTCGTTCGCGTCCACCAGGGCTAACAGGGCAACTCCTTGCAGGTCTTCCCATGCTATACCATAAGCCAGGCCGCGCCGCCGATACTTCCCTGCCATATACAACGTCCAACGCATATATTTATTGACGTTATCCCCCGGGGCTGCTTGTTTTGCCGCCTCTCGGGACGCTTTAATTAGTTCAATCTCCGGTCGCTCCATTTTTGCTCCTCCCCGGTTTAATATTAAAAGGGGAAGCTGAGGCTTGGCCCCGACTCCCCTCTATGTGAAAGGGGCCAGCTTCAACTACCCTCAAATTGAAGGTAGTTGAAGTGCACCACCCCCGCGTATATGTGAAAGGGACTGGGGCTAAACCCCAGCCCCTGAATTTTAACCGGCAGCTTTAACTTTCAGTATCCGTAATCAATTTGATTACGGAAGCAGGAAAGCGTGCCTGAATTTTAACCGGCAGCTTTAACTTTCAGTATCCTCATAGCGTCCGGCCAAGCAATGGCAATGTCAGTTCGGAAGATTGCGCGGAAGGCCACAGTGTCTTTGTTGAAGCCAATGCTGTCGTTGCGCTGAATGTCAATGCCGGCCTTGTCGGCAATGTATACGCCGCGCTTGAAGTCGCCAACCATGAGCACATCTTTGCCGGCCTCAATGTCCCCGGGGAAGGATTCAGCCAGCACCAAGGGACGGCCCAGCAAGGTATTGCCCATGCCGGTGGCCAGGTCCTGCACCATCAGGTAACGGCCATCACCATCCTTCATCTTGCGCAGTACGGCTTCCATAGTGCTGTTGCAGACAAACACGGCATTTTTACGGTACTTAGCAGGCAGTGCGGCCCACAGGTCCAGAATGTCATCTGCAGTAATGGCACTATCCGAAGCGGTTTCCACACGCTCAATGATCGGGTCGCCTTCGTCATCCTCGGCAGTCAGGATACCCAGCAGGTTGGGAGCAGTCCCGTTGCCGTTCCAATACTGGCCTTCGATTAGCTCCCCGATTTCATCCCGGAAATGCTGGGCCAGGTATCCGGCCAGGTCCACGGCATTATCCTGCAGCAGCTCGTTGGAGACTTCCACCAGTGCAGCCGCCTTGTGTGGAGTAAGGGTCACCTGGTCAAAGGTCAGTTCATAAGGAGTAATAGCCTGCCCCTCGGATACCATGGCAGCACCGCTGCCACCGGTACGCCGTGGGTATGCAGCACTCTTACCACTAATAGGTGGCAGAATCCTTGCCAGTTGCCGCATAACAGCCACATCCGTCAGCCCGTCAATGATTTCCTTGGCGAAGTCCTCCGGTGCAATAGCGCCGGTGTTGCCTACCGTCATTAAAGCGCTGCCTTCCCTGATCTCACCGGTACGCAGGTAGTGGTTGAATGCCGCGCGGGCCTCCACCGCCGGGTCAGTGGTAATAGCTACAGTGGGAACAGTGCGCTGCTCCTGTGCTTCGTTTTGGGTTTGTTTTTCCTTTTCCATGTTTTTAACCTCCTTGAATTTTTCCAGTGACCGGCAGGCCACTTCATTTGCCGGGTACGCTGCAAAAGCCACCGGGCTAATCTCATAAAGCTCGGCTTCCATGATGGTCCGCTTGTAAATACCGTCCGTTTCGCTCCACTTGTCCTTGGTAACCCGCATCCCGAAGGATACGCCGTCAACGTCACCGCGCCGAATGCTTTCCCAGGCATCATTGCCGGCTTGAGTATCAGGCAGGTCCAGCTCAAAGTTTAAGCCTGTGGTATCAGAATTAACCCGCAGAGTGCCGGCCTTGGTGTTGCCCAGCACCTGGCTTGTGTCATGGCTCCACAGCCCCACCACAGCACGGGTTTTCAGGCTTTCGTCAAAGCACCCGGCAGCCAGTTCCTCCACGAACTTGTCGCCCCACCAGTCGCGCATTTCCACGCTTTGTGTGTTGTACTTGATGGTGCCAGCTATGGTACGCTTGCCGGTGTCGTCTACTTGCCTTACCTCCAGGGTTACCGGCAAAGCTCTAATCTCGCGTTCACTCGCCTTGGCCATCGTTATCACTCCCCAATTTTCCCATGTTAAGCGGCATGTACAGGTCGTCGCCGCCTTCAACAGCCGGCAGGTTCTCCAGCCGCCTTACCTCGTTGACTGTCATAAACCCGGCAGCTAGTGCGGTCCTGTATGCGTCGTAGCGGGTTTTTAAGTCGGTCCGCAGCAGGTCACCAGTGGTAAACTCCACATAGACGTTACTGTCAACCAGGAGGGCCTTTTCAACGGCCTGCTCAATCCTGGTCAGCCACGGTCGCAGGCTGTGGGTTAAAAACTCCAGGTTTTGCGCCTCCTGGCTTGAATAGCTTGCCTTCTCCAGGTGGGCCAACAATACCGGTGGTACGCCGAATATGCGGGCTATGTCAAGCACTGTCACTTGACGGCTTTCTAACCATTGCGAATCTTTGTTCGACAGAGCCACAGCGTTAAAGGTCATACCTTCTTCCAGGATGGCCACCTTACCGGCATTATCCGGCCCACTGTATTTATCCCGCCATGACTCCCGCAGGGTTTGCGCTGCCTCGGGTCCCAGGTGTCCAGGATGCTGGAGCACACCGCCAACAGCTGCACCATTCTTGAAAAAGCTTTGCCCATGCTTTAGCTCGGCTATGGCTCCACCTATGCTTTCACGGGCCAGGGTAACCGGGCTTACCCCCCGTATGCCGTCCAGTGTCAGCCCCAGGACGTGCAGCATGTTTGCCGGGGTCAATATCTGTTGCCCCTGGTTGGTACTCACCCGGTATGTGATAGCGCCGGTGGCAGTATCCTGTTCAACCATTACACGGTTTGGGTCTATGGGCCACAGCGCTGCCGGTCGGCTTGCCTGGTCGTACTCGATATATGCGTAAAAGTTACCATTGAGCAGCAGGCAGTTCATTATCAGCTCTTTAAAGGTAAACGGTGTCATTAAGCTATTGGGTGTCCGTTGCAGCAGCCTGTCCACCGGGTGCCCGGTTGCCGGTATTCGGCCATCAGAAGCCTTACGGTATACCTTCAAGGGCAAGCTTGCCACTGCACCGGCCAGCAGCGTCACAGCCCGCAGAACGGCAGGTACGCCCAGGGCAGTGTGTGCGGTTACCCTTACACCAGCTGCAGTTGCCGGGGAGATAATGTCCTGCCAGCCATCCGTGCTTGCCGTGGTCATAGTTCGCTGTTCAGTTGGCTTGAGCATACGTTTTAGCCAGTTAATCAAATCACAACTAACCCCCTTTCGCGGTAAACGCTTTTCTTCTCCCGCAGCATGGCGCGGCTTATGGCCAGCACCAGGGCCACAACACCGTCAATACGGTCCTTGCTCCGGGCCTTACTCGGTTTAATATTACCGGCAGCGTCCTGTTCCAACGTGACGTTCTGCGCGTTCCACCGCAGCACCGGGTGGCCACCGTGCCTTAACCGGCTAGATAGCACCCATTCTTCCAGTGTCTTGGACGGTGCCGACAGGGAAGCATACCCCATGCCGGTGGATACCATTGTTGCCCCTTCTTCCCCTAGTTCAACTGCCAGTTGGCAAGCGTTCCACCGGTCAAAGGCTATTTCCTTAATGCGGTACATGCCCGCCAGATCCTGTATGTCGGCCTTTATTGCCCGCTGGTCCAATACGTCACCAGGCAGCAACTTAATGTGCCCAGCTCTTGCCCAGGCTCGGTAGTCCGCAATGTCTCGTCGATCGCCGGTTGCGCGGGCCTCTGGTAACCAGAAGAACGGCAGCACATCATAATTGGGCGGGTCGTCGTCACTGGGAAACACCAGCACGAACGCCGACAGGTCCGTTGTGGTGGACAGGTCCAGGCCAGCGTAACACTCCCGGCCACGTAGTGCCTCCGGGTCCACAGCTTGGCCACAAGCGTCCCAGCGGTCTGCAGGTATCCAGGCTGTCTCGCTTTGGGTCCACTGGTTAAGGTACAGTCGCCGGAATGAGTTCTCCAGTGCCGCAGATTCCTTTGCACGGTCGGCCAGTGCCTGCATATCGTCCAGTGACCGGAATGTCCCCAGTGCCGGGTTAGCTTTATACCAGGTTGCCGGGTCCTGCCAGTCGTCGTCCGGGCCAGCCTCGTACAGCACCGGCAGGAAGGACGGGTCCAGGCTCGGGTCCGCAGCCACACGCTTTGCGTGTTCGTATAGCTCATAAAAGATACTTGCCCGGTCATAGCCAGCAGTGGAAATTATCAGCAGCAAGGGTTCCTCCCGTGCTCCAAAGCCTGTCTGCAGGGCCTCCCAAAGTTCACGGCCTCGTTTACCCTCCCAAATGTGAAGCTCATCTGCAATAATGGCGGTCGGGTTCAGGCCGTGGGCCAGGCCACCGTCAGCAGCAAGGGCCTTTAAAACACTACCGGTCTTTGTGTCTATGATCCGCTTTGAGTATTCGATCACCCGTAACCGCTTAGATAGGGTCTTGCTGCTTCTTACGAAGTCCCGCGCCTGGTTGAAGCATATACTCGCCTGGTCCCGGCTCCCAGCAGCCATATAAACCTCACCGCCAGGCTTTCCATCAGCCACCAGGTGGTATAGTCCCAGCCCGGCAGCCAAAAAGGTTTTACCCTGCTTCCGTGGTAGATATAGTAATGCTTGCCTGTACTGCCGCTGGCCGTCAGGTCGTAAGGTGCCATACAGCTTCTGTATAAAGTCCACCTGGAAGGGCATAGGGTTAAACGGTTGCCCGGTCCAAGGGGCTTTACTGTGTTTTAAATGGCGCAGGAATTTGAGCACCTTTTCTGCCCGGTCCACTTATACCAGCTCCTTGCACATCAGTTGCAGCTCCCGGCCTCGTTCCTCAATGTCCAGGACCGATTCAATTTCCAGGGTCCTCCCGTTGAAAATTATCCGGTTGCTTGGATGGACGGCAACGCCAGGCGGTCTCATGGTTACCCGGTGGGTGGTTGTTGCCTGTGCATATGCAGCCAGCCAGCGTTCGTCACCTTTCAGGGGTTCAATGGTTGCCCAAGTCTCGGCCACCTTTGCCCATGTTTCGGTCTGGTTCCCAATGTCGTCCTCCACAACGGTAAGCGCGTGGATTTCCACAAAATGTCTTAACTTGCCAGTTCGCATTATACATTCACCTGCCGGTATGGATAATACAGCAGCCGGATTGCCTGCAGGTTCTTCTCCACAAACTCACCTTCCCGGGATTCATACAGCATGGCTGTATGCAGTAACAGGCCAGCCAGGACGGTGCCGGGCAGAGTTTCAAAGTCGGCCAGCGGTTTGCCCAGGAACGATTCGGCCCAGTCTTGGGCAGCAGCCATGTATGCCATTAGCAGGTCATCCTCCAGGTTGTGAGTTATGCGTAAATGTTCTTTTACGGTGAACAGATTGAACATGCTATACCCCTCCTAATCCAGCAGGGCTTCCAATTCGTCCGTTTCTTTTGGCTCCGGCAGGGTCATCCGCATCCTGCTGCTCGGTGCCAGGCCAAAGAGTACACAGTGAGCACGTACTTCCTTAATGGCATCCTGCAGAATACGATATTCCGGTCGCAGGAATTGCCGACCGCCTTGGGTGGTGTAGGTCTGTCCGTCTTTTAGAGCTTTTTCCGCTTCCTCAATACGGGCCACCGCTGCACAGTATTGTGCCAGGGCTTGCCGGTCAAGATCGGTGAGCAAACCCAGCTTATGAAGGCCAGGTGCCACCCTTCGCCATTCCCGTTTTGCCGGTGTAGACAGCCATGCCGGTGGCTTGGGTATGGTGGCAGCCGGTTTAGGCGGGGTCGGTGCCTGGTAATTTGTGGTTGTATCTACTAATCTTAATGGTCCTCTTGCTCCCATTTGTTACCACCTCCTAAAGTGTTCCAAAACTATGACGCACAAAATGTTGAGTCCCCCTCTCGGTCCCCGGAAGCGTTTCCGTACAATTTTGCTACCCCTCCCGGTGAACAGTCTGGTGACATTTTCCACATAATGGAACGCAGTTGTCAGGCACCAGCCGCAGGTCGGGCCTCTCCCGTACTGGCTTGATATGGTGCACCAGCTCGGCCTTGGTGATCTGGCCTTGCTCTAGGCACCGGTGGCATATCTGATTGCCTGGTTGGTTAAGGAACCAACGTCTAAATTTATCCCATTCAGTGTTGTATAAGCGCTGCCTAGCACTGCCACGTTTATCATCGGTGGCTTTATCATAGGGCTTGCGGCCTCGGGTCTTGTGCTTATCGCAATAGCTGCCTTCTCTGATTATTTCGGTGCAGCCGGGCCACCGGCAGGCTCGTCCGGGTGCTAATGCCATTAGACTGCCACCACCCCTATGGCTCGGGGTCGATTGGTGGCTTTATCTGTAATAGCCATGTACTCCACTTCCATACCCTCGCGCAAGTCGTCGAAGCCGGGGTCAACGCAGCCTACAGCATGGAAGAATATATCACTGCCATCCTTTTGCTGAATAAAGCCAAAGCCGTTTTTACCCACTATACGAACAATTACTCCCTTACGTGTTTCCACGTTTAGCACCTCCAAAATAGAAAAGCCCACCTTAACGCGCAATTGCAGTCGCGTTTCCGGCGGGCTTAACCCTCACGTATTCCGTTGTCAAGGTTGAAACCTTGCCACACTTCTTACATTTGATATTACCATATAATTCCCCAACTGCCAACACTTTTCCACAATATGGACAGTTGTATTTAGTCAACTTCACGGGCCACACCCCTTTGGTTTAGTGCACTATTGCTTTTCTTATATCCTCAACTAACTGCTTAAATGCCGCTGGCTGGGTTAGTAGGCATACGGTGCCTTCCACACTAAATCTATAGACCAGCTCAGCAAGTATCTGGTCAAATATAACTGGGCCGTGACTTTTGAGAACATACTCTAGAAATTCTCTGGCCTCTGGTGAACAAGATTCTAGGAATAAGCGCTTACATTGACAGTTAATCATTTAATCGCTCCTTTGTTTAGCCATGGCCACCAGGGCATGCCCAGTATGCCTTTGTCGTGTATGCCATCTCTCCGTTAGAGTTAAGATAGCCGAACAAAACACTGCCAAAATCAGTAACTGCTAAAACTAAAACTGGAATACTCTTTATGTTGCTGTTATCGTCATAATTTTGTACCCGTAAATTTCCTGGTGCCGGCATTATTTGTGTAATTTTAAATCCTGACACTATTCTACCTCCTGACCGAAAAATACATTTTGCCAGTTGGGGGGTAATGTCTCACACTTAGCGACCATTCGGTCCTCCGCATGTGATCTAAATTTATCTATATATTTCAATGCCTGACTAATTAGGTTAAGCTCCTTTTTTGTTAACAGTGCTTGGTAATTAGGGTTGCAGTTAAATTCAAGTAATTGATTACGAATGTCTTTTATTTCATCGCCCATGGCTTTCCATTCTTTTGGCGTACCTTGTCTTTTTGTCATGATTTTTTTACCCCCTGAATGAGTTTTTTGATGAGTTTTATGAGTTTCCACAAACCATTCAAAACGCAGTAGTGACAAGGGTTTGCAAGGTTCTTAAATGAGTTTTATGAGTTTTTAGTCCGCCCTTTTATATATATAAAAAACCACTATATTTTTTCGCACACGCGTAGTAAGGGAATAAAACTCATAAAACTCATTCACAGGCCGGGAAAGCCCAGCAATATCAAGGGTTTGTGGACTTTTCAAAACTCATTCAAAACTCATTCAAAACTCATGTAGCCACCACTTTCCATAGAGAAGCCCTATCTGTTGTACCGGTCTTCACCAATTTCAATCCGTTAGTGAAAATTACATCAGCTTTTTTAGCTAGCACCCGCCCTAACTTTCTAGTAAATCCTCGGTCGTACGGATCAAGCCAATCAGGCAATGCATCGCGTAGGACTTCACTATTTGGACCAAACTCCATCCTTCGCTTAATCTCCTTGGTGGTTACGGCAACCGGGCCTATGGTTTCATACCACGCCTGAATAAATGGCTCGATTCCTTCGTTGACTTCTGCATTTTCTTGAATTTGAGTGTTATTCGTCAGGAAGTCGTTAACACCTACAAACTCCAATATCCCACCAATGGTATTACGCCATTCCTCAAAACTGCCCATAATGGGTGCTTTTACCGCCGCCGGCCGTCCGGCATTGATCCACGCCCGGGCTATTGTATAAATGGCCGCCAGTAAGGCACCGCGGTTTTGTTTTACATGCTGTACTAAATTCGGATACTTGAATTGCCGGGTATCACGTTCCCATGGCTTTGCCGTTTGCGCATCCATCCTAACCAAGTAGCACCGTCGTGGCATGTCCCCGGCCAGCCGAATATTATTACCGGTGGCGAACCAGCAGGTTCTATGCTCCAAATAAGCGTTTTTATTAGTTCCTAATAAGCGGTCTTCCCATTTCTTACTAGTAAGTGCCGCGCATAATGTAGCCGATTTAAGGCATTCTTCGACGTTGTCAATAACGGTTATTAGGCGGCCCTCCAGTAGAATGGATGTTATCCGTTTTCGCCATTCTTCTTCCCGGTTTTTTCCTTCCGGTGCAGTAGTCATATAAGAGCTTTCACCGGTTGCTATAATGGAAATAATATCAGCTAAAAGACTGGCACCGGTCCCTTGTAATGGTTTATCAATTAATAATAACGGTACACACCCATTAATAAACTCACGCAATACTGGTGTTATAATTGCAGCTAGAATATTTGCCCGGCTTGCTTCGCTATCAAAAGGGAAGTCACATACAATATCTCGAAGTAAATTTACTGCTGCTTGTAAATCCCTATTGCCGGGTTTAGCCGGTATTCGGGGTAGCTTTAAGTTACCCTCTGGCAAATAGTACAGAGATGAAACATCATCATAACCGGCTTTATCGAATAAACTACCGTCATACCGGAATACCGGGGCCTGTACTATTCCCTTGAGAAGTGGAAAAGGTAAATCCTCTTGTGCCATTATGTCTCTTACAAGTTCATTAGGCGGAAATGCAGGGACTGTTACCAATTCTCCTTTTTTTTCACGAACATTTACGTAGTTTGCACTTCTGGCCAGATACCCCTTAAGTGTAGGCTCATCAACACATTCAATTATTGGTCGGCAATATGCTTGATTTTTGTTGTTTTTATCCAAAACCTTTCGCACTCTTACAATTTTTCCATCCTTGATAAACAGCTTTGGTGGGTAATTGCTTGACGCTAAAGCGTTTAACGCGTGCTTTGTCAGTGACGGTAAAGACCTGTTATTGACTTGGATAATTGGCAGTTGCTTAGCTGCAGATTGTGTTCCTGGTTCAATAATATTGCCGTCCCAATCTAACTCTCTAAAAGCTTCTTCAGCACTGATACGGCCACCGGTATAAACTTCCTGAACGTCCTCCATTGCTTTTCCAATTGTCCGGTTTCGGTAGTCCTCCCGCTCCCATTTCTGCCGGTACAGCCCGCTTTGCCTAAAAAGCCTGTCCATCTGCTCCGGGTCTTTGCCGGTATAAAAGGCTAGTTTATTGCAAAGGGCCTGATCCGCTTCCGATTGAGAAGGATACCCGGATATATCGCCGGCCCACAATCTCGCTAATACTTCATCTTTGCCGGGTTTTGCCCGTGCAATAATATCATCATCACTTAACAGGCCAGTTGCCTGTTGTGTCGGTGGCTGCTTCTTGGCTGGTGGCTTTTGCTTCCCAAAAACGCTTTCATGGAATGCCAATATTTCCTGTTGCCGATCCATAACGGCAGCAGGAGTACCTTCCACACGGTGTCCGGTAACGGTCAAAAATCGGCCAGTGACATAGCACTCAATTTTTCCTTTACGCCGGCCTGGATTTTTCAACTCCCCTTTTAGGAGCATCCGCAAACCTTTCCCGCTTGGGCTTATTTCCGTGTATGTGTTTAGCTTTTGCACTATTTCCCACGCCCAGGCTTGTATGTCGCCCGTTTCAGGGTTCCGGCAGTAATCCAAGTCCACACCAACAAAGGGGCCACCATTTAGCACAAAACCTATACCCGCATAACCACCGCCATTTTTAGACGCGGCCACCGCTTGCCCAAACGTCCTCCAGGTGGCGGGGTCAGTAGAGGAAGCAGCTCGCCCAGTTTTCGGGTCGAAGGGTACTTTATCGATTTTGCCGTTTTTTCCCGGCTTTGCCTTCCAGCATACCCACTGTGGAATTTGCCGCAGTTCAGCCGGTATATTTCCAATTATCGGTTGTAGCAATTTTGTTCACCTACTTCTATAGCCACCACCAAAAAATTGGCGGTGGCTATATGGCTAAATTTCTTTACCAGTGGTATACTGGTAAGTGGTTAGTTAATTGACTGCCGGGCTTGCGGGTGCCGCCGCTCCCCGGCTATTTTTATTTCTCCGCTGTCTTTCCCGTCGTATCCCCTGGACATAACCGGCGAACCACACAGCCGCCAATCCTCCGGAAACATGGTCCATCCCTCTATAGCGCAACATGTAAACCCTTTCAATCAGATCATAGGGCGGGAAACCTACCTTGGTATGGCCAAAAATTCTTGACATCTCCTGGGCCTCCTGTTCGATACGCTGGGCCTCCAGCAGTTCCTTTTCCCGCCGTTTTTCCGCTTCGGCTTCCAGCTGCCGTACCTGCTCATTAACCCGCTCCTGAAATGCCGTCAGGTTTTCCTCAGTAGGCTCAATATCCCGCTCTTTAAGTATTCTGCTATGGCCTTCCTTAACGTAAGCGTTCCAGCCTTCAACGGTGTTTAAGCTCATGGTGCAACCTCCCTAGAAAATTTTGCCTATATTGTTTTCCAACCAATCATCTAATTTAGAAATGATAGTAAGCCTTGTCTGCCCCAGCACCAGCACCGGAAAATCTTTCGCATGTGTCAACCGCCTTGCTTTTTTCTCACTTACGCCCAACACTTTGGCCAGCTCTTTCACCGTCAGCGTTTTCCTCTCAATTTTCTTCCGGTGTTCGGCTACCTTTGCGGATAAGTCCTCGATAGTCTCACCCAATGACACTTTTAACCCTCCTTTCTCAGGATGGAGAACTGAATCCCATGTAGCCAGAAGCTATGCTTATACGGGTATATCAGACTGCCTTCCAGCTTGGTTACCTTTACTTCCCGGCCTTCAGCCAGCTGGTCAAATTTTTCATCATCAATGACATGAACCTCAAAGCTGTCGTCCTTCATGTTTACCTCTACCCGGGGAGCACCTGTTATCTGTAGAATTGAATCCTTCGCAACCGCCAGCATCAAGGCTGCCTGCTCCAGCTTGTTCATGAGTTTATCCCTCCTTAAAGAAAAGTTCTTCCACAGTGGTGTCCAGGGCCTTTGCAATTCTCTTGGCTTGTCCAAGAGTTAACCCGTTCACATCGCCACGTTCGATTTTGACGATGGTAGAGAGAGACATAGGCTTAACCAGCTCCCGCAATTCCATTTGCGTTAAGCCTTTTTTGATTCGTGCTATCTTGACTTTCACAATAACCACCTCCTAAGCACTTGGTGTAATAATTTTACCCTTTGTTGCCATTATAGGTAGGCATATTACACCTGTCAAGATATTTTTCAATTGTTGGTGTAAAAATTTTACCTTTTGTGTTATATTAGTACCTAAAGGTGGTGATGGTTTTGAGTGTGAGCATAGGGAAAAGGATTAAAAAACTAAGATTGTCCAAAAAACTAACACAAAAGCAATTAGGAGAAAAAATAGGTAGGTCTACAGAGTCAATAAAAAAATACGAAAGCGGAGAGATTACACCGCCGTGGACTGTATTGGAAGATATCGCCAAGGCTCTTGATGTGCCATTCAACGAATTGATTCCTGACTACTCACAAGAGGCTATAGACGCTTTTTATGGCAGTCCTCGCACTTACAAAATAACTGTAACCCATGAAGTTCTTGCCGAAAGAAAAATAAAAGATAAAAACGGTGTTGAATTTACCACAGCACTATCACTTGATGAAGCGTTGCGGCAGATTTACGACATAGGTTACTTGCTCCAGCACCAGGAGAAAGCCTATTACAACGGCCACCTTCTTAGTGACGAAGAACGCCGGCGGGCTTTGGACATGCTTAAATTGCTATTCCCGGAATATCAAGACGACGAAGAATAAAGAAAGGAGGGTAAAGCCATGGCCAAAAAAGCCAATGGGGAAGGTTCTGTCCAGAAGTATTACCAGAATGGTGTATTTAAAGGTTGGCGGGGTAGAATTTCGGTTGGATACAATGATAAAGGGGAAATAAAAAGAAAAACATTTTACGGTAAAACCAAACAGGAAGTTTTAAAGAAAATGACGGAATACCAGTATAAACAAAATATCGGCCAATTGCCAGCAGACGACAAAATCACCCTTGCGGAATGGTTCCGCACATGGCTGTTTGAATTTCGCAAACACGATTTAAAGCCATCGTCATTTGAACGATATGAAAGTATTTACCGAATATATATCGCCGACACCCCAGTGGGGAATACAAGGTTAGCTGAATTACGGGCCAGCCATATTCAAAACCACTTTAACAACCTGTTGGAGAATGGCAAATCTGCAAGTGTGGTTCACAATGTTTATAAGTTTCTCAACACCTGCTTGAACGAAGCGGTTAAGCAAGGGTACATACCGGTTAACTATTGCCAGAGCGTTAAGCTACCCAAACTCACAAAAAGCAATGACGAAGATAGTAAAGGCATTGTGGCCTTTACCCTGGAGGAACAAACGAAGTTTTTAAAGATGCTCCGGGGCCACAAACACGAAACGGCCATCACCTTAACCCTTGGCACCGGGTTAAGGCTGGGGGAAATGCTTGCCTTGAAATGGTCTGATATTGATTTTACCAACAATACCCTTCATGTCAGCAGGTCTATAAAATGGGTGACGTTCATTTCAAATGACGGCAAACGCCAGTGTAAGTTAATAGAACAAACACCTAAAACCAATAGCAGTATCAGGGCAATCCCCATACCGGAAAACATAGCGGCCAAACTAAAACAGCACAGGAAAAAGCAGCTTGAAGTTAAAATGAAAAACCGGGAATTTTATAACGACAATGATTATCTATTTTGTGATAAATTCGGTAACCCCTTGGATACCAAAAAGATACCCAGGGCCTTTAAAACAGTTCTAAAAAAAGCCGGCATACGTGATATGAAATTCCATTCTTTAAGGCATACCTATGCCACCAGGCTATTTGAAGTGGGAGTCCCCATCAAAACAGTTCAGGCTTTGTTGGGCCACACCGATATAACCACCACCATGAATATTTACACCCATGTTATGCCGGAACAAATGGACATGGCAGCCGATAAAATCAACGCTTTATTCGGTCAGTAAATAACCCAACCGTAACCCAACCCGGCGAAAATAACCCAATAAAAAGCTGATTTTTGAGATATGGCAAAACCTTAAAAACCGCGTCATTACTGGATTTCTAGCTTTATGGCTAAAAATAGAAAACGGCCAAAACAAATCCCACCTTCGGCACCAAGCCGGTAATATCAAGGCTCACAAGGAATTTACACCTTGTGAGCCTTTAATATTTCCGCACAAGACTATTTTTTTGAAAAATCCAGCGCGGTTAAACCTTAAAAGGAGTTGGGAATATGGTACTTTAAGGGGGCGTCTGTACCAATGCGGCAAGACCTTCTATGCTTTTTCACATATCGCAAGGTTTGCAAGAAAGGAATATTCTAAGGCCGGCAGTGATCAGGCTCATAAGGATCGAATAGCGGCAATGGCCTCGCGCAAAGTTAACGGCTAGGTTGTTTTCTGAGCACCATGCAGCTGCTGTTTGGCGGATGCAAGATAATCTTTTACTTGCTGGCGCCTGATCATGGACTGCTCTTCAAGAGTCATAGATAATTCCTTCCCAAATAAATATATTTGAGGTTATTATCTCAACTCAAACGTTATTTGCTATGTGCAAAGTTTTTAACAATTACAGAGAAGTTCCCTCTGCTTGGTTTTCTGTGGAAACCCTACAAAGGACAGCGGCGCGTTTTATTAATTGTTTCATACCATCACCTACTAAAGTCTCTATCTCTATCATTGTTTCTTTTTTCGAGGGATATGTTTAGTTTTTAGACAA